TCCTCTTTGAAAATCTCTCAAAAAATCAAAAAGAAAAGTTTTAGCTGATTTAATCTAAATTAATCTATTTTAATCTAGTAAAATCTTGCTAAATCTTAATAATCTCAAATCAAAAGGAAATTATAGGGCTATATGCTCATATTTTGGCTCGTATGAGCGTGTTTATATCATTACGATATAATTCAAGTCTAATTAACTTAACGCTCACAGGAACGAAAATATAGGCTTTAAACGATATAACCACATTTAAAAGAAAGGATAATATGCAAACACAAAAAGGTGGCAGACCCACAATTTTACCTAAGATGTATGAAGAACCGCTTTTTAGCCAAATCATTGATAAAATTGAATCAGGCTGTAATGACAAAGAAATCTACACCAGTTTGCATTGTTCGGCTAAAACTTTTAGAAAGTGGCGAGATGACAATATAAAGGCGTATGACGAAGCTAAAAGCATTGCTAGGGGAAATCTATTAGAACTAGCCGAAAGTGCCTTAGCGAGCAAACTGACAGTCAGAACGCTAAAGGAAACAGAAACAATCTATGACGCTGACGGAAACGTTGAAAAAGTAAAGGTTAAAGAAAAAGAACTTGACAAAGATAGCTTAGTAGCAATGATGGTTGCTAAGGCTGGAAACCCTGAACTTTATAACCCTACTGAATGGCGTAGATTGCAACAAGAAGAATCAAGCGCACATGACCTTAAAGCAAAAATTGAAGAACTTGATGACTATAAGCTAAGTAAGTACGAAACGCCAAAAATTGAAGTGCCGAAAGGGTTTGAATAAATGTATTATTTAAATAAAATGTTGGAATACAACAAAGAAAACGGCATTATTATTAATAAGTACATTCGCAAGACTATTCAGAAGCAAATACGTATTCATAACAAATATATTTATCGCTATGACCGTGTTACGCAAGCTATTGAATGGATAGAAGACAACTTCTACCTGACTACTGGTAACCTGATGAAAATTGAGCTACTTCCAACACAGCGTTGGTGGTATGAGTTAATGCTTGGCTATGATATGGTCGATGAAAAAGGAATTCAGGTCAATCTAATTAATGAGATTTTTCTTAATCTAGGTCGTGGATCAGGTAAGTCAAGTTTAATGGCTACGCGCGTGCTTAACTGGATGATTTTAGGCGGACAATATGGTGGAGAGAGCTTAGTTATTGCATATGATAATACACAGGCTAGACACGTATTTGACCAAGTTAGGAATCAAACGGAAGCAAGTGATACATTAAGAGTGTATAATGAAAACAAGATTTTCAAGAGTACAAAACAAGGGCTAGAATTTACGTCTTTCAAAACCACTTTTAAAAAGCAAACAAATGATACTTTACGAGCGCAAGGTGGTAACAGTTCACTTAACATCTTTGATGAAGTTCATACTTATGGCGAAGATATAACAGAATCAGTCAACAAAGGTTCACGTCAAAAACAAGATAACTGGCAAAGTATTTACATCACTTCTGGCGGACTTAAACGAGATGGACTATATGATAAACTTGTTGAACGCTTCAAATCAGAAGAAGAATTTTACAATGATAGGTCGTTCGGTTTACTTTATATGCTAGAAAATCATGAGCAGGTCAAAGATAAGAAGAATTGGACTATGGCTTTGCCTCTTATTGGCAGTGTCCCTAAGTGGTCAGGAGTTATTGAGGAGTACGAGCTTGCGCAAGGAGACCCAGCGTTACAGAATAAGTTCTTAGCGTTTAATATGGGCTTACCTATGCAGGATACAGCTTACTACTTCACTCCGCAAGACACTAAACTAACAGACTTTAATTTATCTGTATTTAATAAAAATAGAACTTATGTCGGAATTGACCTATCCTTAATTGGCGATTTAACCGCTGTATCGTTCGTTTGTGAGTTAGAGGGTAAAACTTACAGCCATACGCTAACTTTCTCTGTACGGTCTCAATATGAGCAACTGGACACAGAACAACAAGAGTTATGGACTGAATTCGTTGACAGAGGCGAACTAATCTTACTTGATACGGAATACATCAATGTAAACGACTTAATACCGTATATTAATGACTTTAGAACCAAAACAGGGTGCAGACTTAGAAAAATCGGATACGACCCAGCTCGCTATGAAATTTTAAAAGGGCTGATTGAGCGTTATTTCTTTGACAAAGACGGAGACAACCAAAGAGCAATTCGACAAGGTTTCTCAATGAACGACTACATCAAGTTATTAAAATCTAAGTTAGTGGAAAATAAACTTATCCATAACCAAAAAGTCATGCAGTGGGCTTTAAATAATACTGCTGTTAAAATCGGACAAAGTGGGGACTATATGTATACTAAAAAACTTGAAAAAGATAAAATTGACCCTACTGTTGCTTTGACAATGGCTTTAGAAATGGCGGTGTCAGATGAAGTATAACGTTGACACAGTTCGAGAAAGTGGCTGGTACAATAAAAAAGAATGGTTGGCAGTCCGTGATTATGTTAGACAACGTGACAAAATGACTTGCGTAAGATGTGGTGCATTCGGTGCTAAAAAATACGAAGTAGACCATATTGTAGAACTAACGTGGGAAAACCTTGATGATTGGAATATAGCACTAAACCCTGATAACCTACAACTCCTTTGTAAGTCTTGCCATAACAAGAAAACAGGCGAGTATAAACGAGGGAAAGGCGTTAGTTTATGGTAGAAAGGGGAAAAATTGAACTTATTCGGAAAAGTGGTATCATTTTCACGTGGAAAACTAAACAATGATACTCAAAGAGTTACAGCGTGGCAAAATGAAGCAGTAGAATATACAAGTGCTTTTGTAACTAATATTCATAATAAAATTGCTAATGAAATAACAAAAGTAGAATTTAATCATGTTAAATATAAAAAATCTGATGTTGGTTCTGATACTTTGATTAGTATGGCAGGATCTGACTTAGATGAAGTCCTCAATTGGAGTCCTAAGGGCGAACGCAATAGCATGGACTTTTGGCGAAAGGTAATTAAAAAGTTGCTACGTGCTCCCTATGTTGACCTGTACGCTGTATTTGATGATAACACAGGCGAGCTATTAGACTTACTATTTGCTGACGATAAAAAAGAATATAAACCTGAAGAATTAGTAAGGCTTACCAGTCCTTTTTATATCAATGAAGACACAAGTATTTTAGATAATGCTCTAGCTAGTATTCAAACTAAGCTGGAACAAGGTAAATTGCGTGGCTTATTGAAGATTAATGCTTTCCTTGATATTGATAATACACAAGAGTATCGAGAAAAAGCCTTAACAACAATAAAGAACATGCAAGAGGGTTCGAGTTACAATGGTTTGACACCAGTTGATAACAAGACGGAAATTGTAGAACTTAAAAAAGATTATTCCGTTTTAAACAAAGATGAAATTGACCTTATTAAATCGGAACTTTTGACAGGTTACTTTATGAATGAAAATATTTTGCTTGGTACAGCTTCACAAGAACAGCAAATTTATTTTTATAATTCTACTATCATTCCTTTATTGATCCAACTTGAAAAGGAACTGACTTATAAACTGATTTCAACTAACCGCAGACGAGTAGTTAAGGGTAATTTATATTATGAACGCATAATCGTAGATAACCAGCTATTCAAGTTTGCAACTTTGAAAGAATTAATTGACTTGTACCATGAAAATATTAATGGTCCTATTTTTACACAGAATCAACTTCTTGTTAAAATGGGCGAGCAACCAATTGAGGGTGGAGATGTTTACATAGCTAACCTTAATGCAGTTGCTGTTAAAAATCTAAGTGACCTACAAGGCAGTAGAAAGGACGTAACAAGCACAGATGAAACTAATAACCAATAGTGCTGAAATTAAAGTAACTGAAAATGAGGACGGTTCTAAGTCGTTCCAAGGCATTGGTTCAGAAGTTGGTGTAGAGAACCTTAACGGTATTATCTTGACACCTAACTGCATTGAGTTTGCTAGAGAACGATATCCATTGCTATATGAACATGGTTCAGGCTCAAGTGAAGTAATTGGGGACGCGAAAGTTTATTATGACTTAGCTTCTAATAAATACCTGACTGACTTTACGCTTTATGACAATGCACCAAACATTAACAAAGCTGTGGAAAATGGAGCGTTTGATTCACTATCAATTGCCTATTACATTACAGATTATGAGTTTAATGAAAATGATGCTCTAGTTGTAAATAAAGCACAGTTTAAAGAGATTTCTCTTGTTTCAGTACCAGCTGACCCTAACGCAAAGTTTATTCAAAATGCATTGGGCGAAGAACTCACAAAAGAACGTAACAAAATTATTGAAAGCCGTAACGCTTTGAAAGAAATTGAGGATATCAAAAAGAAATATGAATAAACCTGATTTAATCGAAAAACAGAACCGCTTGGCAGAACTTAAAGAAAATAACGTATCTTTAAAATCTCAAATTAGTGGCTTTGAAGTAAAAAATGCAATTGAAGACTTGCCAAAAGTACAAGAATTGGAAAAAACACTTTCAGAAAATTCAATTGAAATTATCAAAATTGAGAATGAACTTAACGCACAGGAAGAAAAACCAAAAGGAAAAGATAAAATGACAAACTTTATTGAATCACAAAACGCTGTAACAGAATTTTTTGATGTATTAAAAAAGAACTCTGGAAAATCAGAAATTAAAAACGCTTGGAGCGCAAAACTTGCTGAAAATGGTGTAACTATCACAGACACAACTTTCCAACTTCCACGTAAATTGGTTGAGTCAATCAACACAGCTTTGTTAAATACTAACCCAGTATTCAAAGTTTTCCACGTTACAAATGTTGGTGCTTTGCTCGTATCACGCTCTTTTGATTCATCAAATGAAGCACAAGTCCACAAAGACGGACAAACAAAAACAGAGCAAGCAGCCACACTCACTATTGATACTCTTGAACCTGTAATGGTTTATAAATTGCAATCACTTGCTGAACGTGTTAAACGACTTCAAATGTCATATTCTGAACTTTACAACTTGATTGTAGCAGAACTTACACAAGCTATTGTAAACAAAATTGTTGACCTTGCTCTTGTTGAGGGAGACGGAACAAACGGCTTTAAATCAATTGACAAAGAAGCAGATGTCAAAAAAATCAAAAAAATTACTACAAAAGCCAAATCAGCTGGCAAAACTCCATTTGCTGACGCTATTGAAGAAGCGGTTGACTTTGTCCGCCCTACTGCTGGACGTCGTTATTTGATTGTTAAAACAGAAGACCGTAAAGCCTTGTTAGATGAGTTACGTCAAGCAACTGCAAATGCTAATGTTCGTATTAAAAATGATGATACTGAAATTGCTTCTGAAGTTGGAGTAGATGAAATTATTGTCTACACAGGTTCAAAAGCACTCAAACCTACTGTATTGGTAGACCAAAAATATCACATTGACATGCAAGACCTTACAAAAGTTGATGCCTTTGAATGGAAAACTAACAGCAACATGATTTTGGTAGAAACACTAACAAGCGGTCATGTTGAAACTTATAACGCTGGTGCAGTAATTACAGTTTCATAAGAATAAAATGGAGGAAGTAAATGATAGATTATATTAAGGTCTATTGTGGTATTCCGATTTTAGTAACAGCTTATGATAGTAAACTTATCTTATTCCGTTCAATAGCTATTAAATTGCTAGAAAAAAATGGTATTAAAGCTGACGAAACAAGTGTATTAGTTAAAGACTTTATTGCTTCTTATTGTCGGCTTAATATTGTTGATGAACCAGCAGAACAATGGCGAAATGCTGAAATGAAACGTTTGGCTTCTTTGCAAGAGTTAATGTATTATGGAGGTATTTAATGATATTCTCACAAGTTACATTACAGGTAGAAACGACTGTTAAGAAGAAGAACGGTGCAGAAGACAATGTTATAAAGCCTATCAGTTTGCCAGCAGTTAAACAGAGAATTAGTCAGTCAAGATTAGATGAGTTTTCTATGGTTGGGCTAGGTAAAAACGTAAGATACGAGCTTAACGGAATCGGAGAAATGGAAGACTTGATTTTCAACTATTTCTTGAACGAAAAAGGCGAGACTTTCAAGCGGACAACATGGGAAAGAAACCCTAAAAATAACAAGATGATTTTAGAAGGAGTCGTGAGTAACGGGATATGAATGAATTCGATTCTTATATAGATTGGTACAACAATTTACTTACAATGCCTTTAAATGACGTTATTTTGGGCGTTAAGGACACGATAGAAGACAAGACGGTATATTTATCACTTAGTGATTCAAAGGTGCTTAAAATGGATAATACGAGCTTTGTCATGGGTTATTATTATCAAGTTGTTTTGTCTGTTAAAGATGTTGACGATGAACTTGTCGGATTAGTCGGAAATGTTTTACAAAACGGTTGGAATATGACAAACTGGTCAGAGAATAGCCACTTGTACAATTATACTGGAACTGTTTATTTACCTTGTGGTGCAGGTGGTCAAGCATGGCAATGAATTTACTTAATACAGCAAGCATAGCTAAAGAAATGCAAACTAAAGTAACAGAACGCATGGGCGATTGGTTTGAAGCAGAATTTAAAGCTAAAGCAAATAGCGCAAGCCGGAGGACTAGACTAATCAGAAGCCACGGTCACACCTATACTTATGCTAGATATCAAAATACAGGCCAATTGTCAAGTAACTTAAAACAAGTTAAAAAAGGCGATAAAATAGTTGTTAATGCAGGTACTAGAGCTAATTACACTAGCGGTTATCATGGCATGTATTTCTTAGTTGAAAAAAAGGGTATGCAAGAAGTTAAGACAACATTGAAAAAAGGCGCTAATTATGCCAATTCAATGAAATTATAGAAAAGAGAAAAAATGAAATTAGATTATAATTCACGTGAGATTTTCTTTGGTAATGAAGCTCTAATCGTAGCTGATATGACTAAGGGAAGTAACGGAAAACCAGAGTTTACTAACCATAAAATTGTAACTGGTTTAGTATCAGTTGGCTCAATGGAAGACCAAGCGGAGACTAACAGCTATCCAGCTGATGACGTGCCAGACCATGGAGTGAAAAAAGGTGCTACCTTACTTCAAGGCGAAATGGTATTCATTCAAACAGACCAAGCGCTTAAAGAAGACATTTTAGGTCAACAAAAAACAGCGAATGGTTTGGGTTGGTCTCCTACTGGCAATTGGAAAACGAAATGCGTTCAGTATCTTATTAAAGGGCGCAAACGTGATAAAGTTACAGGAGAATTTATTGACGGTTATCGTGTAGTCGTTTATCCAAATTTGAGACCAACAGCAGAAGCTACAAAAGAATCAGAAACAGATTCAGTAGACGGTGTAGACCCTATTCAATGGACTTTGGCAGTTCAAGCAACCGAGTCAGATGTTTATTTGAACGGAGATAAAAAAGTTCCTGCCATTGAGTATGAAATTTGGGGAGAACAAGCAAAAGATTTTGTTAAGAAAATGGAAAGCGGGCTGTTCATCATGCAACCTGACACAGTTCTAGCTGGTGAGGTTACATTAGTAGCTCCAGTTATTGCAAACGTTCAAACTAAAACTAAAGGGCATAATGACGGAACAATTGTTTTACCAGCTACTTTGAAAAACTCTAAAGGGCAAGACGTAAAAGTAACAGCGGTAATTAAAGATGTAAAAGGAAACGTTGCGACAAACAACGAACTTGCTCCTAACGTTTATATCGTTACATTCTCCGCTGAAGGTTATGCAGATGTTTCTACGGGTGTCGCTGTAACTGACAAACCCTAAGGTGCCCGACGGGGCTAACCACGTAGCCTTTGCATATAGCGCAGACGGTAAAGATAGGTTTATGACCGTTTATCCTAACTTAAACTTGTTAGACGGCACTAAAGACTTTAGTGGAGCTTGGTGGACTAATGAGGGCTGGGAAGACGACGGAACATATAAAGGTCTAACCGTTAAGAGAAAAACCGGCCTGGGCCCTGGAATTACTAGGCAATTTATAGCGCCTAAAGACGGAGTTTATACTTTCTCGTCTTATGTTAAAAGCCCGGTCGGTGCAGACATACAAAGGCGTGTTACTTTAAACGGCGTAAGTGGTACAATCGTGCCTGATAAGTCGCTGGGAAACAGCTTTGATTGGAAGAGAGATTCTTTTCAGGTAACTTTAAAAGCTGGTGACAAGATTTTTACACAATACCAGATTACTGGTGGTGGAAGTATATGGACTGCTGGCCATAAATGGGAACATGGCTCAACCGCTACTGAATGGATGCCTTCGTTTAGTGAAGTAACAACCGAAGATTATCCAAGCTATATCGGAACATATACTGATAATGATTCTAGCAAACAAAGTACAGATCCAGCAAGATATACTTGGGAAAAAATAGAATAAGTAAAGGAATATAAAATAAAATGGCAAAACAATTGAGTACAGCACGTAAATTTAAAATGATTACAGGGAAAGACCTTTTCCAACAACAGAAAGCAATGGATACAGAGCTTAAAAAAGAAGACGGAGAAATTACTGATGTAATGGAATTTGTTCAATATGGTTTATACTTGGCTCTTTTTCAAGATAACATTGTAAAAGCTAAAAGCGACTTCTCAGACTTCCGTTCTAGCTTTGAGTTTGATACTGACGGTAAAGGGCTTAAAGAACTTGTCGAACTGTGGCAGAAAGAAATTTAATGAGCTGAAAGGGCTGTAAATGATTTTAAAACATGCAATTAGATACTTAGAGCTAACTGGTTCGGACTTTATTACAGATTTGGGGCTTAAAGAACTTGTCGAACTGTGGCAGAAAGAAATTTAATGAGCTGAAAGGGCTGTAAATGATTTTAAAACATGCAATTAGATACTTAGAGCTAACTGGTTCGGACTTTATTACAGATTTGAAAGACTTTGCAGACCTACAAAATTCTTTTGTCGCTGGTTATATTCCTGATGACTTTACAGAGCAAATGGAGAGCTTTACAGATAAGTTATTAATACTTTGGGTAGATTGTAACGGAGGACTGCAAAACGCCTTAGACGACAAAACAGAGCTTCCTACAACTAACGAGTTAATTAACATCTTCTGTAAAACTGTTTTTATTCAAGAAAAAGAGGAAACGGAAGACGAAATGGTCTTCTTTTCTTCTAGTTCATTGATTAAGAAAAAGAAAGATACTGTAAAGGCAAATAAAACTTTAGAACTTTTGACTATTTTAGGCAATAATGAAATTGATATAACGCAGTTCATGGAAATGGAATTGGAACTAGTTTATAAAATAATTGAACTTATTGCAGAGAAGAAGAAAGAGGAAAAAGAAAAAGAGAAAAGGCGTAAAAGAAAGGGTATGTAATGGCAAGTAATGCAAAGTTTGAGGTCGAGATATACGGTAATACCACAAAGTTTGAGAACTCACTTAAAGGCGTTAATACCGCAATGTCAGGGCTTAGAGGAGAAGCTAAAAACTTACGTGAAGCTTTAAAACTTGACCCAACAAATACCAGTAAAATGGCGCAATTGCAGAAGAACTTACAAACGCAGTTGGGCTTATCACGTGACAAAGCAACAAAATTAAAAGAAGAACTCTCTACTGTAGATAAAAGCTCGCCAGCAGGTCAAAAGAAGTGGTTACGACTTACTAGAGACTTAGGCACAGCAGAAACACAAGCTAACAGGCTAGAGGGTGAAATTAGGCAAGTCGAGAGCGCTATTAGTTCAGGCTCTTGGGATATTGACGCTAAAATGGACACTAAAGGTGTTAATAGCGGAATTGATGGCATGAAGTCACGATTTAGCGGTCTTAGAGAAATTGCTGTAGGTGTGTTTAGACAAATCGGTTCAAGTGCTGTTAGTGCTGTTGGCAATGGCTTAAGAGGCTGGATATCTGATGCAATGGATACTCAAACAGCCATGATTGCCTTGAAAAATACAATGAAGTTCAAAGGCAATGGGGAAGATTTTGACTATGTAAGCAATTCTATGCAGAAGCTCGCAAGAGACACAAACGCAAATAGTGAAGATACTCTAAAACTTTCAACAACGTTCATTGGTTTAGGAGATAGTGCTAAAGCAGCAATTGGCAAAACAGAAGCGCTAGTAAAAGCTAACCAAGCGTTTGGTGGTACTGGAGAAAAYCTTAAAGGTGTCGCACAGGCTTATGGTCAGATGTCAGCTTCTGGTAAAGTTACTGCTGAAAACATTAATCAGTTGACAGATAACAATACCGCTCTTAGCGCTTCTTTAAAAGACACTGTTATGCAAATGAACCCACAATTACAGCAATATAGTTCATTCAATGAAGCTGTTACAGACGGCGCTATTTCAATGGATATGCTCGATAAGGCTATGCAAAAAGCAGCAGACGGTTCAGGCGGTGCTACAAAAACTATAATGGACACTTGGTCTGGTTTTAATGAAGACTTATCGCAAGCCTTACTTCCTACGCTTGAGGCTTTGACACCTGTTATAAATGCTGTAATTGGTAAAATGGACGAGTGGGGAAAAGGTGCTGGTAAAGCATTAGATAATATAGTTAATTATGTCAAAGAACTATGGGGAGCATTAGAAAAAAATGGTGCTTTAAGTTCTTTCTCTAAGATTTGGGACGGATTAAAATCAACTTTTGGTTCAGTTCTAAGTATAATCGGACAACTAATAGAATCATTTACTGGTGTAGATTCAAAAACTGCTGAAAGTTCAGGTTCTGTTGAGAATGTAAGTAAAACTATCGCTAATTTGGCAAAAGGTTTAGCTGACGTCATAAAAAAAATAGCTGATTTTGCAAAGAAGTTTAGCGAGAGTAAAACAGCACTTGATATTACCAAAAGTAGTTTAGTCGCATTAATGGCAGGGCTTGTTGCTTTTAAAATCGGAAATGGAATAGTCACGGCTATCGGTACTTTCAAAAAGTTACAAACGGCAATTAAAGCAGGAACAGGTGTAATGAAAGCATTTAATACTGTTGTTGCTGTTAATCCTTATGTATTGATTGCAGCTGCGATTGCGGCGGTAATTGCTGGTTTAGTTTATTTCTTCACTCAAACCGAAACAGGTAAAAAGGCTTGGGCTAGTTTTGTGGACTTCTTAAAGAGTGCATGGGATAGCATAGTTTCATTCTTTAGCGGTATTGGTCAATGGTTCGCTGATATATGGAACGGAGCAGTTGACGGAGCTAAAGGAATTTGGCAAGGTTTAGTTGATTGGTTCAGCGGTATTGTACAAGGCATTCAAAATATTTGGAACGGAATAACAACATTCTTCACTACCTTATGGACGACTGTTGTTACTGGAATTCAAACAGCATGGACTGGTGTTACAGAGTTTTTCACAGGGTTATGGAATGGAATAGTAACTATCGTTACAACTGTATTTACAACTATCGCTTCTTTAGTTACTGGAGCTTATAACTGGTTCGTCACAACTTTCCAACCTTTAATTAGTTTTTATCAATCTATATTTAATCTAATTGGTTCGATAATCAACTTAGCGTTTCAACTTATCTTGGCTATAATTCGCGGTGCTTATCAGTTAGTCGTTAACGCATGGAAAGGTTTATCAGCTTGGTTTGGTGGAATATTTAATGCAGTTAGCTCAATAGTTTCTACAGTATTTAGTGCCATAGGTAGCTTTGCCGGTTCAGCTTGGAATGTACTGGTTGGTGTATGGAATGCAGTAGCTGGCTTCTTTGGTGGAATATTTAACGCTGTAAAAGGAGTTGTGTCTAGTGCTTTTAGTGTCATTGGTAGCTTTGCTTCTAGCGCTTGGGGAGTAGTTTCATCAATATGGAATGCAGTATCTGGGTTCTTTAGTAGAATATTCAATGCAGTCAAAAGTGTCGTTAGCGGAGTATTTAGTGCTTTAGGTGGTTTTGCTAGTGATGCTTGGAACGCAATAACAGGCGTATTTAGTTCAGTTGGCTCATGGTTTAGCGGTGTATTCGATTCAGCTAAGGAGGCGGTAAGTAATGCACTTGGAGCTTTAGGAAATATTGCTAAAGGGGCATGGGATTCAATTACAAGTGTGTTTGGGGGCGTTTATGACTTCTTTGCGAACGCATTTGGAGGAGTTAAAGATTTAATTGACAATATTCTAGGAGGTATTTCAGGAACTTTAGATAAAATTAGTGGCGCAATTAATGGAGTTTCTAAGACTGTCAGCGGACTGTTCAAAGGTTCAATGGTAGTAGGCTTAACAGATGTCAATCTATCTTCTAGCGGTTACGGTTTAAGCACTAACAGCGTATCAAGCGATAATAGAACATATAACACATTTAACGTACAAGGCGGTACTGGTCAAGATGTTTCTAACTTAGCACGAGCAATCAGACGAGAATTTGACCTAGGGAGGGCTTAATGGTAAGACAGTATAAAATACATACCAATTTAGACGGAACAGACGACAAAGTTTGGGACGTTACAAATGGAAAAGTTAGATTTTATCAGCCCTCTAATTTAGGGTTACAATCAACTAATAACATTTGGCAAAGTAATGGTATCGGAGTAATGGGAACACGTTCAATTACCCAGCCACAAATAGAGTTCAAGTTAGAAACGTTTGGCGAAAGTTTGGAAGAAAATTATCAATTAATGAAAGACTTTGTAAACGATATTCTTAGCAAAAAATTCGTTACACTTGAATATCAAACAGAGATTTTTCAGGTGTATGCTGATTTAGCTTTAGCAGATGTCACAAAGACGGAGGGTTATGGAAAGAACGGAACTTTCAGCGAAAAAATAACGTTCGATATAATTACAAAGTGGTATACCTACGAAAATTTAACTTTTGAAAAAATACAAAATGGTAAAGTTATCGCTGGTAAGTCTAAAATTTATGGCGGATATAAAGGTAGCGAAACAGCTTTACAAAACTATAACAGACTGAAAGCAAACCCCTCTTTAAACTTGCCTAACTTGAATTTGTTAGACGGTACTAAAGATTTTAGCGGAGTCTGGGACAGAGCTGCGGCGTGGACAAATGACGGAGCTTATAAAGGCCTAACTGTTAAGAAAAGAACCGACCAATGGCAAGGAATTAACAAAGTGTTTACCGCTCCTAAAAGTGGTGTTTACACATTTTCAGCTTATGTTAAAAGTTCAGGAAGCAAGGCAAACATAAGTAGAGTTGTTGAGACAAGTGCTGGTCATCTAGTACCTGATAAGTTTATGGGTAACGATTTTGACTGGTTAAGAGATAGTTTCAGCGTGGCTTTGAAAGCTAATGATACTATTTCAGCCAGATATGAAATAACTGGTTCAGGTTCTGATTCAGCTTTATGGACTGCCGGTCATAAGTGGGAAGAAATTATGCTCATTACTGACGGTTTAACGACCGTTTATCCGAATTTTAATTTGTTCACGGGAACTTCTAATAAGCCTTCTACAAGTACTGGTGGCTCGTGGAATATTTCCATTATCGGTGTATACAAGACACCTAAAGCTGGTCAAGAATACACGCTTTCTGTTGAAGTATCTGAGGCTGACCATGATGTTAATGTGGACGTATGGAGTTGGAACAATGCGGGAGAAAGAGTAGCTTTCCTTTCCACCACGCGGATAAAGTCTGGCGAAAAGGCTTATATAACATTTACTTGGCCAGACCCTAAAGATAGTGGTGCAACACAAATTGCAGCTAACTTGTCATGGACCAATGACAGAGATACAGGTACGTATTCGTACTGTAAAGCTAAACTAGAACTAGGTTCAACCGCAACACCTTGGTTACCAAGTGAAATTGAGTTACAAAACAAACGGACTCCATACATGCCCTCGGCTACCGAAATTACAACTGCTGATATAAGTGAATATTTCGGATATAACTATATAGCAAATCAAGCCTATACTTATTACGGAGAAACAAATATAGACCGCTTGAGCCGTTGGGACATTAAAGATGAAATATTTAGTTTTGTCGGAATGATATATCAAAATCTTCCTAGAATACCAACTGGTGTTAGATTTTTAGACACCATTGGAAATGAATATACGGCAATTGTATTTAATACAGCCGAGCCACAAAGCTATATTTTAATTAATACAGATGTAAATGATGAAATTTATCAAGGGTGGAATGGAACAATTCCATCAAATCTATTTCCTTTGCTTGATTTTGAGCGGTATAGAACTCGTATAATTGAAGAAGGACAAATGGAACTAATCAATCTTACTAAGGCAGAGTTTAGAATCAAGAGAAAGGCGGACTTCGTTTAATGTTAGAAGCTAATATTTATGATAATTTTAATCCGAACTACTATAATATATCTGATTTTAGTCTACCTAATGGTAAAAAAGAAAAAAGAGGCCTTCCTACACCCAAAGCAAGGTGTCAAGTCATTAATTATGAATTGTGGGAAACAGGCTACCTTTATACTTCATCAGCCACGTTGACCATTTCGGTAGAAGTTGGCGATATTATTCAAATACTTTTTCCTGAAGTTGTTCCAATCGAAGAAGCTATAGGTAAAAAGAAAAAGCTGAACTTAGATATGATTTATCTTATTACAAGTGTAGATGAAAGCAATAAAGCAACGTTAAAGAACTACTTTTGGGCAATGATTGAAAGCCTTGATGTTCCGAACGCAATAACTAAAACTACAAATTTTGCTATCATTAATTATTTAATTGACCCTAGTAAAAACAATTTAATGAGTTATGGTTATTTCTTCAATTCAAGTATCTTTGCTGGAAAGGCTACAATTAACCGAAAAGCAGAAACTTCAGGAGCTATTGATGTAGCTAAAAGGATATTTTCCAAGGTTCAATTTCAACCAACTACGACCATTCAACATGCTTCGTCCGAAACAGACCCTAGAAACTTGTTATTTATTAACTTTGCCTCAAGAAACTGGAATAGAAATAGAATCACGACAAGGGTGGATATTAAGCAAAGCGTGGCAATGGATACAGAGACAATAGTAGAACGTTCAGCTTATAATTTCGCTGTTGTGTTCGTTAAAAATTCAACCACAGACGACTACACAGACCCACCTAAGATGTACACAACGAAAAACAATGGAGATGTCATAGATTATAGCACTTATGGCGGAGACGGAACAGACTTGCCAGAAGTAAGGACGGCTAAAACATTATTTTATGATAGAGATGACCACGGAAACCCTCCAGATATATCTACTATCAAAGCTGAAATTTCTCCCTCCACTATCGTTACAAGGTTAATCTTTAATCAAAATGAACTTTTGCCTTTGTATGTAAATGACTTGGTAGATATTTGGTATGAGGGTAAATTATATTCAGGATACATAGCAGACAGAGTCAAAACAGAGTTCAATGATAGACTTATTTTCGTAGAAAGTGGAGACAAACCAAATGTTATATGAGTATGTAGCTACTTACGGAGACAAATATAGAATAAATAGCTTTAAAGGGCATAGAGAGCTACGTAAAGACCACTTAGAGTTATTGAATGGTAAAGTATACTATAATAGTGAAAACTCGCTTAGAATTGAAACTACGCTATTATACGAAGTCGGTCAATTTGTATCAATTGGTGGTTATCCTTATGGCGGTAGAAAATTTAGATTATTAGAGCTATCAATTACTGATAACCCAGTTTTAGATAAAGCAAAGATAATTTCAAGAAAGGTTAAAAATGACAATTAACAACTTCACATTTTTCAGTCCAAATGGAACAGACTTTCCAGTCGGTTCTAATAATGACGCAAAGTTATATATGATGTTGACCGGAATGGACTATAAAACAATCAGGCGCAAAGACTGGGTAGAACCATTAAATACAAGTCTTAATGTAATGTATCCCAACACTTCAATTATTGCTGGAGGTAGATATTTTGAGCTATTAAGTGAAACAGTAGCTTTAAAAGCTAATTCTGTCAACTATATTCATGCAAACATTGACTTAACACAAACTGCTAAACCTGTCAGCTTGTCAGCCGAAAATGTAGACAATAGCAATAATGTTGACTTGAATAATCGTTCAGGAGTACTGAAAGCCTTAATTGATATTAGAACTACTGACGAATTTGGTGTCATTAGTGAAAAAATTCCTGATAACGTAACACATTTAGACAAAGTTGTCATAAACAGCTTAGAAACAACGTATGGTTCACTTGTGATAGGTAATGGAATTACCTTGAGCTGGCAAAAAAAAGCTGATATAGTAGAAATTAAATGGATAGGTAGACTGACAAATATTAATGCTGGAGCAACCTTTGCAGTAAAAGCACCATTTCAAATTATCCCAGACAAGACAAAAGAATTAGTTGGACACTTTGCTAATACGTCAAATTCTTTCCATATTGACTTAGAACCTGACGGTACATTTAGGTGGTGGGGAGATAATAAAGCGAATGGCTCTATTCGTGGTACTTCCGTGTATTTCATCAAATAACAAAATAGAAAGCAAAATAAAATGGTAACGAAAATGATTTTAATAACTATCTTAATTTTGGCGATTCTTTTCGCTACATGGGTTAAAGATAGAGAAGCAATGAACCCACCTTTCAAACATAGACTTGTAATTGATTTAACGGTTGTCTTCGCGCTATGGGTTTTATATGCAGTATTTTACTTTACACAAACACCCTCAACTTCTGATATCGCTAAAACAGTGATTAACGTAGGCTTGTTATACTTCGTAGGACAATTTATTTACTTAATCGCAAAAATTAGCCCTATGTTTGACGGTTTGGTTAAACTTATGAAAAAGAATGGTGTAAGTGTTCCTGAAGCGGAAGAAGAACAAACGGAGGATAAAAAAGAATGAATATAACTAATGCTGGCGTTCGCGGTCATAATCCTACTGGGGTTGTAATCCACAATGACGCTGGGTCAAATGGTGCTAACGCTAGCTTCTATGATGATTGGCTACCTAAACAAAACCCAGAAAATGGCTTTGCTCATGTTTATATTGGAAACGACGGACGATTACAGGCTTCTGACTTCTCTAATATGGCATATCATTGCGCTAACTCATATGGTAATGCAAATTATGCCAGCTGGGAAGTCTGCCAATCAGAGGGCGATTTAAATCAGTTCTTGAGAAATGAGCAAGCGGTACTAGATGACGTAGCTAAGTACATGAAACAATGGGGACTAACTCCTAATCGCGATACTGTTAAACTACATCAAGAACTTTCAGCAACTTCATGCCCTAGACGTTCCGTAGAGGTACATGGTGGCACGGTAGAGAGTTGTCGCTCATACTTTATCGCAGAACTAAACAAGCGCCTTACAGGGCAAACTAGTAGCACAGTAAACAATACACAAACAAATACAGAATTAGAGGACGACGATTTAATGAAATTTACATATCAAGTTAATACAAAAGACGGAAAACCTGCTGGCGGAATATCATACTTTAACGGAACAAAAGTAATTGGCTTCACTAATGCCGACCAATGGACTATCGTTAAACAAATTTATAAAGATACGACAGGAAAAGACCTTAAACATTACGTTTGGAATGAGGGTGCTCCTTGGCACTTACGCTTCCTACAAGCTAATAACATCAAAGTCGAAATGGCTCCAAACAAATAAAAAATAATATTAAAAAGACAGCTTTATAGCTGTTTTTATATTTCTTTATATTTAATTTATCACTCTATCCCTGTTTTACCACGTTTCCCATGCTGTGCCTCCTGAACCTTGATAGATACTTACTGCCTTGTCTAAATAATCTTGTGGGCTTAAATTAGATACTTGACCATGTACGATTTGATTAATCTGTAATAGTCCCCAGCACCCAATAGGATTCTCAACATAAGGGTTTCCGCTAGATTCTTTATAAATAACATCAAGCCATTTACTAGCACTTACTCCTGTTTTGATTGCCATATAATTTGCTGCTATTTCTGGACTTACGCTCGACCAATCGCTTCCAAAAACCGAGCTTTCGTTAGACTGCTGAGTTTCTTCAATTTGAAGTCCAGCGTTTGAATTATCCGTATCTTGTGAGTCATTATCATCTTGAACAGTTGATTTTTCCCTGTCCCTCTCCCTAGCGTTATCAATAGCTTCTCTTCGTTTATTTTCTTCACTAATTCGTTGTTCTTCAAGTGCTTTCTCCTTAGCTTGCCTTATATGCTCATATTTTGCTTTCTCTTGCATTTTAAACTCTTGGTCATATAATTGTGCCACAACATTATTAAAGCCCTTGTCAGCCTTTTTATGAGCTTGTTGAATCAATACGATACTTTGAATATCTGTGTCTGTTAAAATAAATATAATTATTCTCCTTTTATATAGTTCAATTGCTTACCTGATTAATTGCTTCAATAATATTATTGCCAGTATTTATTAGAATTTCATCACTTACAGTTACATTCTTTCTTGAAAATAGTTCGTTCTCGATCTTCATAAAGTGCATTGCTTTAGCCAAAAATTGAGCAGATGATTCATAATATAATGTTTCTAGTTCATCGTCTGAAAGCTGTGTTAAATCATCATTAGCAAAAGTTGTAAGTTTTCGCTTAATTTCTTTGCCATTGTCGTCTTCCTCTATATAAAATCTCTTCATTTATAAACTCCTAGCCCTTTTATAATTTCTTCCGCTGTCATACTTGCCCAAGGTTCAGGAATTTTAGGTTCAATTGCTTCGCAAGTTGCCTTTATAGCTTCATGGCATAAGTCTATCCTGTCAAATAATTGTGATATATATGGATTCATCTATTCATTCCTCTAATTTCAAATTTTTCAATGATATACCGTTTAGTCCCTAACTCAAAACTTACTAGATAATTATTAAAAGCGTCTTTTTTGTTCAAGTCATTGGCAATCTTTCGAGCTGTTGACCGTGGATATTTTGAACTATTAATCTTACTTGTATACTTATGTAATATTATCTCATTACCTCCCTTTGCATTTTACGCTTCAATCGTTGCTTATACAGATATTCTTTACTTGGCTCTAAGCTAGACAATAACTCATCTAGTAAGTCAAACGCTCCTCCGTTATCTCCTACGCTATCAATCTTTTTAAGTGTAATCTCGTGCATTTCATCATCATTGAAAAATATAGTAAGATAAGGAAATGCTACGGTATTAGGTAGGCTCAAGCGTGATTTAGTTATTCTTAGGTTAGGATATTTACCTGTTTCAGCTTTAACCTTTAGCTCAAATTGGTTTATTGCGATACCTTGCTCTTTTAGTCCGTTAGTGATTCTTTCATATAATTCTTCATTTGTCATTATGCTATAAACTCCGTTATTTCAGTTATTTTTCTAATTTCAGCTTTATGCCCTGTTATATCTTCTTTTGCTTCTTTAATTTCTTGTGCTTCGCTTAAACTATAAACTTTAGTTTTATTTTCTTTCCAAAACCCTATAGTTCCAGTGTCTATCAATTCGTACCATGTTACTGTATAATAAGTCCATTCATTTTCCATTATCCAATTACTCCTGTTTTTATATTTAGTCTTTGCTGACTTGATAAGTGATATAAATTGCACCACTTGCAGTGATAAGCTCTAACTGGTACTTTGCCAGCTTTCTTTTTGTTATGCTGGGCATTCACTATTGAATATAAAGCGCCCATTTTTGTGTATTTGCGTTTCTTACACATAGTCTAACCACTCCTTAATCGTAAATAATTCAAAGCCATTCAGTTTACTTTGTTTTTCAATTTCCACTTGGTTTCTATCTATGTCTACCAGTAGTTCAATTACAGGTCTACCAAAAGCAAACCAACCAAGAACAGTATTAGTTTTAAGTCCGAAATACTTAGCACATTGAGACTTACAGCTAAAGTGTAGTTCTTCTTCCGTCATAGGATTATAAGCTACTACCTTTATAGCTTTTTGCATTTCCATTATTTAACTACTCCAATCTGATGTATCTATCTGTTGTTGCGATAACTTAAATACCAAAACCTTGGAAATATTTTTATTATTTTTAAGCAACAAATATTGTCGTTTCATTTTTTCATAACTTCCTTCTTGTTTAAATTCTTGCACCTTGCCTTTGGTGTAAAATATTTTAAAAACATATTTTTCAGTAATTACTTCATCAATCATTTTTATTTTCCTTAATTTCTATAAGACAATAGTATCAAATTACTTTACATTTGTCAAGAATAAACTTTAAACCTCTTCAATAAATTCCAAGTATCTTTCATCAATCGCTTTTATTTCTTCTTTTGTGAACTCTGACTTGAAGTTATTTCTTTCTTCTTTAAACCCTAGGAAGAGAAACTTTTCCCCTAGCTCATTTTTAAAAGAATTTAAATATCCTTTTTTGTCGTTCATCAATTTAACGTTGTATTTTTCCATTTCTGTCTCCTTTACTTCTATAATGCCATTGTATCAAACAAAGCTAATGCTGTCAAACATTAGCTTTGTTCTTTTAACCAAAAATTAGATCCGCTTTTTCTTGTAATACTTCTTCAGGAATTTCAGCACCACTTACATCATATTGAATACTTAATAAGTACATTGTCCATTTTCTTCTGAATGCTTTGTCTTTCATTTGTTCTTCTGCAAAAGTTGTGTTGATTCCATATTCTTTGACGATTTGTTGTTTTCTAGTTGTTAATACTATCATTGTTTCGTTCTCCTTCATTTCTATAAGACTATGATATCAAAAAAAGTTCATACTGTCAAGTACAAACTTTCAATCTTTTAAGAAATAACAACTACTTCTTTTTCATCACTTTCATAATATTCATTTTGAATAGAAATTTTAGAAATACCGATAGTACTATAATGTCCATCATAATCATATTGAACTTCCAGCTCTTCGTCATACTTTTCTAGCTCTTTGATTAATTCTTTTACTTTCATTTTATTCACCTTTCCATGCTTCAAATTCATCTTTTATTCGTTCTAAAACTTCCATAGCTTCATTTATGCTAACACTTTCTTCTAAAGCTACGTATTCTTTAACATAATCTTTGCACTTACCTAAGTCTTTGTCGTAGCTTTCTCCGTCTTTCTTGCCAGCTCTAATATAATATTTAATAGCTGACCAATTAGAAATAATTTTCCAAAATTCTGGATCATTTGCAATAATAAAATCTTTAAGCTGTTGTCCATGTTGATTTTGATAATGTAAGTTTTTTTCGATATTAATGATATTCACTCTTTCTTATTATACTAACTTATTAACGCCCCTTTAAATGATTCCTCCAAGCCATGTAATACTCAATATCGCAAGCATAGCCAGCCAAGCAATAACTATAACTGTAAAGATGACACCTATAATTATTGTCAAGGTTTTTGCTGTTTCTAAATCTAATTTCATTTTGTTCTCCTTAATTTACTTGTCTGTATTTTTCCATTACTTTAGGGTACTTACTAACAAATTCTAATTGTTCTTGATGTAGACGACTTGACCAATGGAATAGTCTATCAATTTCAGCCAAAGCATTCAACTTTTCGTACATCTCTTTAATGTAAAACTCTGCGTTTCCTAATGATTTCCAATATGCTGATGATCTAACAGAATTTCCATTTTGAGCAAGTTTATGTGAGTTAATATCAGCCTTTTCTTTTTTCTTAATTAGATTATCAATTTCTTTTAATATAATCTTTAACAACTTTATTTGGTAGTTTTGTACTATTTCCTCTGTTTTCATCCCTCCACCACTTTCACTAAATCAACTCCGAGGGCTTTGCCTGCGAGGTAGGCAAAAATAATAGGAATATATTCTTCATCTTTTCGGTCAAACCACCAAAGGAAAGCTTGTTCCCTAAACCTAAACATTTCAGCAAAACTTGTATTATCAGCTTGTTTAGCAATTCTTTTAGGAATAGTTGCTTTTTCTTCAATTTTTAAAAACTCATGATTATTTTTAGAACATGTTTCACTCCAGTTAATAACTTTATAAAGATTTTCATCAATTAATACCTGAGTTCCTTCTGAATAACCACTTGCTTTCACTATCTTACCACCACTAATTATTTCAGATACTTTCATTATCCCCTCCAATGACTGCGAGTACTTTTACTTTATCAAACATTAACTGTTCTTTGTCTTTCTATTTTGGTAAAATTTATTCCATTTTTCTATAAGTTCCAGCAACTTAGGCTCATTATATTCAGTAAATAGTTCAACCTGTGATGTATACCAGCAATGTAAGCAGCGACTGCAACTATAACAGATATTTGTGTATCCTCTGCAACCTTTGCAAACTCCTAAGCCATTACTCGTTGGAATGTCGAAGCAGTGGTAATATCTTTTATCATTAAAGTATTTTGTTTTAATTATTCCATCTCTTTTCATTTCAATACTTCTTCCACAATGTGTATAATCAGTTCTTTTGGTACACTCGAACGCAAGTTATAATTTCCAGTAGAATTAGACCAAGATTTCTCTTGCCTCCAACCTTTCGGAACTTTTTTTAAATCTAATTTTTCAGTTGTTGCAAGTAAAGTTGGTTTTTTAGTATATCTTTCATCATAAGCTGCATAGTGGGCTTCATTTTTAACGTAGTTTTTATGAAATAATTTCCAGCAGTAGCTGTTTTTTGGATTTTCTATAACCCCCGGAACTCCAAACCTTTCAATAATTTTATCAGTATTTATATGCAACTTTTCAGAAATCTCACGCTTAATAATCAAATTATCAAAGTATTCTTTTTTATCTTTCTTCATCGTTTTCACATTATTATAAGTCGAAGTTTTCCAGTCCTCAAAATCTGTTACTGGTGTTCCGTCGTTATAATAATAAATGTTACCTTTTTTTCCACTATCATATCCACTAGCTGTTGCAATGCTAAATGTCTCACATGGTGGGTTAGCAAAAATTAAATCAGGTTTAGGTAAAGATTTAGTTTTTTCCATAAAATCATCTAAGTTAGTTAAGTCACAATTTATCACTGTATCTTTTTTTTGTATCCCAAAGCTATAAACTTCATACCCAATTGGCTCTAACGCTTTCTTGACTGATTGATTTCCGTCATCAAATAGTGCGTAAATTACTTTTTTATCTGTCATTTTTACTACTCCTTTATCATATATACTATTATAAGCTATTTTCTTTTAATTATCAAGCGATAAGTGCCATAAACCACTAATAAAATAATTGTTATTATAAATAGTGGTGGAATAAATACAGTTACCGCAAACCAAATAATAGATACTAAAGTATAAATCATGATTTTAAGTATTAATTTACCTATTTTAGTATCTTCAAAAGTTATATCCTCATCTAATGATGAATCATCTTCTTTTAAATTATCGTAAAATATTTTTTCTTCATCTACTTCGTACTGGTTGCCACAATAATCACATTTACCATTAGTAAAGTCGGAAGCCCCGCAGGTTTGGCATTGTATTAAATTCATTTTATTACCTCTATTTTATGCCCTTTCAAATTACAACCTTTACTATAATTTATGGCTGGAGTATTTAAAGCGACATTAGCATATCTAGCTAAATCATAAAAACTTCTAAAAGTTTTATTATTCCATTCTACTTTAATACCGCAAGCGCGTTTTGCGTTTTCTCCGGCAGTTACATATTCAAGGTTTTCAAGTCTGTTGTCTTGTTTGTTCATATTTAAATGATCAACAGTTAAATCAGATTTACCCTTAAAAGCTTCCATTACTATTCTATGAACTTTTTCTTGTTTTCCGTTTATAGTTGTTACTTTATAACCGTATTTATCGGTTGTTTGTTTTTTCTTTCTTGTATACTTTTTGTTTTCTTCATATACATCTCCTTTATCACTAACTAAATACTTTTCTTTATATCTTACTACTTCCATTATTTTTTTCATCTTTCTTTAACTCGATGTATTAAGTATAATAAAAAAACTCTAAGCTGTCAAGCAAAAAGTTTTTATCATTAATTATTGTTCTTTCAATTTATTCTTGAACCAAATGATTCGTTCTTTGAACCAAGCGTCAACTCCTTCAGGACGTAGCCATTTTCCTTGTTTAACTCCGTTCTTTTCCATGAACTCAATCACTTTAGTTGGAGTTTCTGGTTCGTCCCACATATTATATTTTGCTGAATGGTATTTACTAAACATTTCAAGCGTTTCGATGTAGCTATCTTTCAAAAGTTCCGTGTCAAGCAATTTTTGGGCTTTCTCAGCACGTTTAGCGAGTCGTTCATTAGCTTGTTCCAGTTGTTCCTTTTGTCGCTGTAAGCTCAAATTATGATTGATGTAAGCAATTTGCTGTGCATGTCGTCCAAGTTTTCCCTGCGTGTTAAGCTCGATCAGTTTAGCCATTCCCTCGCCAAGAATTTCATCAGGAACAAGATTATATTTGTATTTTTTATTTGTATTGCGTACGTAGTTATCAAGAGTTTGTTTAATTTTAAGTTTTTTGTGTAGCTCTCTTAATGTTGTCAATTTAATACTCCTTCATATATTTTACCAAACTTCAAAGCATTAATCTTAACTAACTGCTTCAAGTCTGATATAAATTGCTGTTCTCCATCAAAATCAAATGGCATTGATATGTTTTCCTTGATCCAAGTGAAAGCTCCGTCAAAGTCTTGTTTAAGTAAGCTCATTTTATCCACGATGTCGATAATTTGCTCTTTTTCTTCTGCTGTGTACATGCAACCGACTTTCTAGAAAGGTAAATCTTCCGTATTAACTTCAATCGGTTCAGAACCACCAAATAAGTCTTGCTTAGCTTGTGATTGCTTGCTATTATCATCAGGGATAAATACTTTTTCAACCGTAGGGAAAACAAAGTTGTAATTTACGTACTCGCCTGATTCCTTAGCTTGTACACGACCGCTGACCGTTACTGTGTCGCCTAATTGAATGAAGTCAGGCAAGAAAGCCGAACCATATGCAACTTTTACGTTAGAACCTTTTTCTTTTTCAAATAATGGGACTGAAATAATTTTCTTATCGCCTTTTGCTGTACTTACTGTACGTGTATTTTTTTCATTCGCTTGTGCTGTTACTGTGATGATTGCCATTTAATTATTCCCTTTTTTCTGCTTCTTGCTGTGCTACCCAAATCTTCATGATGTCGGTAATTTCTTTTTTAGTCTTATTTTTCAAGATGTCAATATTTTGGTATCCTAGTTGTTCAGCTCGTTTTATAAGTGGCTGAATTTCTCTAAGTCGTTGTTTTTCTGCTTCCAGCTCTTTTTGCTCTTCTGTTAAGTCAGGGAGGTCTTCGCCTGAATATATGTATAAACCAAGTCCAAACATAGCTAAATTTTTAACTAAACAACGCATAATGGTTTTATTTACATCAAACATTGAAGCTGGTTCAACAGTTTTTTCTCCGAACTTAGTCTTATAAGTATAAGATTCAAACTTCATTGCCTTATTAGCTCCGTCCATTACTGGTAACCACATTTCATGTGTGATATCATCAACCGTAACAGAAGTGAATGCCATAATGCCTAAAGAATTATCATATAAATAAGGAACTAATTTCCCTTTACCGTCATCAAATTTTTTAATCTCGTAAGTAGCAGTAGGACAAACTTTTTTAAATTCAGCCCAAGCCCAAGACCAAGATAGATAACTTAGAGAAGTTTTACCTGTCTTTTTTTGTTCGACTTTACTATTTACATTAATTGCATTAAGTTGTTCAAATACGCTCATTTTTTTCTCCATTTGAAGCGGCCAGCACTTTTTCTTTTTCCGTTGCAACAACTGCTTATATTTCTTCTTGAAACTCCTGTTTCTTGTTCTGCTTGTACCATTGATTCAAATTCATTTAATACATTGTCATTTAAGTCTAGTTGAATAACTTTTTTAAAGTGTTTTTCAGCAATTCTCTTCATTCTCGTACCATGTATGTTATTTTCTTTTACAGTACACCACTCAAGATTATTTAAATCATTATTTAACTTATTTTCATCAATGTGGTTAACTTGAGGCTTTTCTTCAGGGTTATCTATAAAAGTAGTCGCTATAATTCTATGCAAAAACAGATTTTTCTTTTTATTATTTTCGCATAATTGATGCATTAAATATCCATTTGGAACAATCCAAGGTTTAAGTATTCTTCCACTTTTTATATTTCTAACTTTACCTAGATTAGACACTTCATATTTTTCAAAACCATCAATTTTAACAAAAGTTTCAACTTCGCTCATTTTCTCCTCTTTCTACAATGAAGACGTCGCCTTGTCTTGTAATTTCAATATTATATTTAAGCATAGGCAGGATCCAACCTTTACCCCAATAGCTCCATAATTCGCTTATCAAGCCATATAAGCACTCGTTAGGTTCCACCCTGTACTTTGTTTCGTTCATTTCTTCAAGCTCTTTAGACAGCTTCCTGACGCCTCTGGCATAATGTTTACTTGCTTTTTCTTCTGCTTTTAAACTTTTGTAATTGCTTTCCATATATGAACTCTCTAATATCGTCTTTCTGCTGTTTTTCCTCTTTATCAGACCAGCCGACTTTTTGACCTTTTCTCTTGCCACTTTGATAAACTCGTCTGTTATCTTCAGGAAAGCCGTTTTTCTCGAAGTATATTCTAGCATATTCAAAGTAATTTAAGCTATTGATGTACTGCTGACTGTCTTTTTTATGATAATTAAGAGTTATCAATCGCCTTTCAGCTAGTGATTCAAAAGATGTTATCATACTTCAGTCTGACAAAGGAAGCCTAAAAGTTCCAAGGCTTTATATTCTTCGCTATCTTTTTTAACTTTAAGAGCGTTTTTTTCATTGTTTGTTAATTGTCTAATATCTCCAGCATAATATAAAGGGCTACGACTGTTCACAGAATAGTTATAAAACTTAAATGTAGGTTCAATAACTTCATAACCGTTAATAACAGCTTCTATCATTTTTAGTTTTTCATCAAGTTTAAATGGCTTTTCTTCTGAATCTCCATAAACTTCTCCATTACCGTCTTCAAGTGCATAGCACCAACCCCAGCGCGATATATAATAAACTGCTTCATCAGGTTCTCTAAATGTTTCAAGAAAATCTGCTTGTTCTTGCGTTAATTTAACTACCATTTGTTCTCCTTTATTTCTATATATATAATTATATCAGATTACTTTAACTTTTTCAAGCATTAGATAATATTTTTTCATTTATTTCTACTTTTAATTGTAATGCTTTAATAAATGCACGCTTAGAATAATCATTTTCGCAAGCTGTATGCAATTTTTTTGATTGTCTGACTAGAAAATCAGCACGACCAAGCCATACTTTGAAAAGTTCGTCATTGTGCCATTCTGCTTTTATCATTTCTTCTAATGCACGATATAACCAACCGTAAATTTCTGCATGTAAATTAATAGCCTTGTTCTTATAGTTGTTCATTTAACGTTCTCTTTGTACTTTCTGCTATCTCTTTGCTTGGTGTAATCAAAACGACTGTATCTCCATGTTCTATTATATCTTTTTCTAGTCCTCTTTTATATTTAACTACTACATAGCTATCAGGAAGAAAGTAATCTTCTATAGTTTTGTCTGAATATTTAACTACATACCACTTTTCACTCATTTTCAATTACCTTTCCTTGTTCTTTAGCTAAGTCTAAGAAAGCCTGTGCCGATTCTTTCGTCGTTTCAATTGGAGTTTCAGCCTTTACTTTTTCAACTAGTTCGCTATCAGGTTCTTTTTTATCTTGTTCGATTGATGTAAAAGCTGAACCAACATATCCCCAAAGAATCTCATTATTAAAAGCAAAGTTTCGAGCAAATACTTTCATAACAGAATAGCCATTTTTAGTTTTGCTATTAATCTTTGGCGACATAGTAAAGGCTATCTCGTACCATGCAGAAATAGTTGTGGCTCCTAATATATGGCTCGGAATGATACGGAAGTCACGTTCTGTTAAAGATTGCTCTCCGGACTGTTTTCTAGCATGCGCTACAATCATAAACGTAACATACTTATCGTGTTTCATATCTAAAGTGTTTCTAAGGTTAGTGATTCCTCTTAGGATTTCTGCCATTGGTTGGTTTGCGTTGATTATCTCGTTGTCATCTAACAAGTCTTTGAGAGGGTCTAAGATAACAAGTCCAATGTCTTTTTCTAGTATGAAGTTATATAGCTCTCTAAGCCCTACATTGTGCTTTTTMCCTTGGCTGTCATATTTCCATGTATCAAGTTTGAAAGCTCCACCATGTAAGAAATATAAGTTATCAGGACTATCTCTTCTTGAACCTTTCAAGCGTTGATGTTCTGTCAGTCTGCTATTCTCGTTCTGAATAAATAACACGTTAGTTTTAGTTGTTTCTCTGCCAGCGAACGGCTCTCCTAGTGCCATTGCCTGCGCTAAATCTTGAGCTAGTGATGACTTCATACTCTTCTCACTACCTGTTATAAGACCAAGTGAACCTTTAGGCAAAATATCTTGTACATTCCAAAGTAAACCTCCTGCAAAGTCATCTGATTCTTTAAGCTCCTTGGCTGTACTTACTTTATCAAAAAAGCCCATTATCTAATAACCTCCCATTTGAAACCACCAGCTGTTTTTCTTTCTCCTTTATCACACTTACATATATTTGAAGCGAATATTCCAGTTTGTCTTTCTGCCTCACTTAACCCTTCAAAAGTCTTCAATAAAGTCCCATCTAAACTAAACATTTTAACTTTTTTTGATGTCAAATTTATCATCTTTTCTGAAATTCTTTTATTTCTAGTTCCATGATTCATGTTTTCTTTGTTGGTCATCCACTCTAAGTTTTTATAATTATTATTATTTTTATTTTCATCTATATGGTTAACTTGAGGCTTAGATAAGTTGTTTTCAATAAAGTGAATAGCGACTAGACGGTGAACTTTAAAAGTTTTAGTTTTTCCTTTATTGCTTAAACAAACTTGTTTATATCCATCTTCAGTTGTACCTAATTTCATAAAATCATTTTTGTTTTTGCTATAAACTCTTCCATCATTATATATATAATAATTTTCAAAGCCTTTTATCAATTTTCTTTCAATAATAATATTCATTTATTTCTCCTTTAGTATATAATAACAAAAAAGACTTGAAAAGTCAAGCCTTAAGTGCTATTCAATGCAATGTTTACATTTAGGGTTGTCTACATGGATATATTCTTTTACAACTTCTTTTTTTAAACTTTTTATTCTAAGTTGTTCTTTTTTTAAGTCCATGCAATGTGATATTGACCAGCCACAACCACTACATTTAATGCTTTTTAGTTTGTAAGGTTTGTGTTTTGTTGTATAACTCATCTATTTTCTCCTTTTCTTATATCATAGTATCAAATTATCTTACATTTGTCAAATATTAAATTCTATTCCGTGCTACTTTTTTAGATAGCCCTTAGCCCTTATCGTGTCGTATAATCCCAGCAAGTTAAAAGAAAAGACTACTTAATTTCAAAACTTTTCTATAAATAACTCTGTCAGACTTCTACGCGTCACGGAGTGTTTCTGTTCACGACACTCATGGAACTCATAATCTTTTATTTCATGCTACGCTCTAGGCTGTTTGTAAAGTAATCACATTTTCAATTGAGTCTAGGTTTTAAGCAACTATCCTGACCCTCAAGCGTAAGATTATGAATGACTTTCGATATGTTCAAATTTATTCAATATTGAATTCTCTACTTACATTAGTTACAAGTCATTCAGCAACTAACTATTTAATTAACTTAGATAATAATAACATAGACATTTTCACTTGTCAACTGTTAGATACTTATATTTTAACATATTGCATTTTACACTTTGAGTTATCATGTGTTATGTAAATTATTCTAAGCCCTCTAATTCTCCTAGCTTTTTATCTAGTTCATATTGGATCACTGCTATTTGTTTGATTGTTGATTCTAATACTTCTACTTTTTTAATCAAAAATTCTTTATCTTCCATTTATTCTCCTTTTCTCTACACTTCCATTATACCATGCCATTTTTTAACATTCACAAGGTTCACAAAGTTTTTTAGTCTTGTTTCATTGACAACCACGCGGTTTATAAGCATTTTGTTTTTTATTTTAGTAAAATGAAGAAACATGTTCCTAAATTAAGAATAGCTATACAATGGGCTTTTCTATTGTTTTCTTAAAATATTTAGTTAAAACTTTCACAATTCCAGTACAAGATAAAATGATTATCAAATACTCCGGAATTCCTTTAGAAATCTTACAAACAATAAGCTAATTGTGCTTACTGATACCATACTTTACAAACAGGACACACAATGCACTTACTTTCTGCCACTTCTAGTCAAATTGCGGTCAAGCGTGAAACAAAAGCCCTAAGGGGCTAATTTCTTTTTTAATATAATTTATTTATTTTCTCCTAAGTCAAAGTGTATAGGCGGTTGACTATTCCATAGTTCTAATGTTTCCTTGTCTACTTCTGGCTGATTCATGTATTCTCTGTTCATTCTAACTCTTGTATTATCTACTTTAACTTTAATACGTTTCTTGTATTCCTGCTGTCGTAAGTACATTAAATATTTATCTCTAGCCATAGTTACCTCCTATAAAGAGTATAACATAAAATACCTACAAAGTCAAGCATAGCTTACATAACAGAGGATAACCCAAACCTGAAAAGTGCATTTGATATAATAAGTATATCAAGTTAAGAGAGGAAAGCAAATGACAGAAGAACAGCTATTATTTAAGCAAGAAACAATGTCAGAAGTTGACTTTAACGAGTTCTTACTTAACGCTGTGGAATGTGGTTTGATTAATCTTGATACAGCTTTAATTTTTAAGGGAGAATAAAGAAATGAATAAAGAACATATTTTAGCACAAAAAGAAGTATTAACTCCGATTGAGTACGAACACTATGTTAAGCACTTATTTGATATTGGAGAAATTACTAAAGAGCTTTATATTGAATTGAGTTCTGATTTATGAGTAAAGCCTTAGCGATTGACTTTAGCACTTCTAATACTGGTTATGCGTTTCGTAACCCTTTGACAAATGAGTATGTAGTCGGTTCAATAGCTGGTGGTAAAAGCAAAGACCCTTTAGAACGTGCAAAGATAATTGCTGACGGTATAACAGAAGTCATTGAGCATTACAACTTATTTGACTACTTTATTTATATTGAAGAACCGATCATCACATTCAAGTCTAAGGGTAACATCTCATTGATTAGAGCTAACGGTTCATTCTTAGGAGTCATGCGTAACCGTCATAACATTGGCTATGTTGATATACCTAATTCCAAATGGTGCGGTTATCATCTTATTAAAGGTAAGAGTGCAATGCGAAAAGTACAAAGCATTGAGATACTTAAGAGCTATAATATAGTACCTGATAATGATATTAATGATGACCAAGCTGACGCTTTTTGTATCTTGCTATATGTAGAAAGTCAGGAGAACAGACGATGATTGTAATTAACATTGCCTTGATTATTCTAGGCATTTTATATGGTGTAGGTTCGGTTACCAACTTTAAAGAGTGGTACTATCGCCATGACTATCTAGCTATTATGCTAAGTATATTTACATCTATCTTATTGGTAGTAGCTGGAATATTAAATACGTTAAATTGAAAAGGAACTTTGAGTAGTTCGCCTATATGGAAATGGGTTGTTAGTGTATACCGCAAAAGAAAACTATCCGTTACCCTTGACGATATAAGGAGCTTAAAGTAGGTGTACTGATTGACGGTGCTTAAATGTTATAGAGTTAACAGCCAAGCAGAGGGTGCAAGGTGACGGGAATGCCTTAGTTAAATGAGTGTCGCCAACTAACAGCCCTTTGTATTTATAGGATATAGCCAAATTGGTATGTGGTAGTCAGAGTCGCAATCTGGTACTGGTTCGATTCCAGTTGTCCTAGTTCTCCTTTATTTATTATATGTTAGTACGTCATAGAAGCTGAAAGCATATAATAACACTTGATATAGATAATAGTAAGAGGTAGCGCCTTGAGCTAAGGAATGCTGGTGCAAGTCCAGTCCAAGTGATGTGTGGTGTATAGTCCACATGTAAAGTGTCTAATCGGTGTACAACGTATGGCACAACTATACTGAATCATATTGTGGGCAACTGTGCATGGTTGCTAAGGTATGAGGTTAGAGTAATTGGAGGAAGTACAGGTCGAGACTGTGTGGGGTTCGATTCCCTGCTACTCTATTTCAATTGAATAGCTAAGTGGCTACTATTAAAGGGTCGAGTAGTTAGTGAGTAAAACAGCGGTGTACTAACAGCTTAGTGTGTAAGGACAAGTGGGTTATATCTCGAGTATAACGTAGGTTCGATTCCTATATGTCCTATACTAATATAGTATCTAATAAGATACCAGTTACTGATAGTTAGGAATAACAATATGAGGTAGTCATAGTTAGCAGTATAGTCTAATGGTAATGTAGGTTCGATTCCTACTACTGCTATAAGATAAATGGAGAAGCAAATGATATTCATTGAGTGGTGTATCGGTTGGATAATAGGCACGTTGATTGGCTTAGGTATTATAGCTTTGATTGAGAGGGATAAATGATTATATTATTATTATTATTTATTATTATGTTGTTCATTAGTCCAAGCATAGCATTGTTGTTGTTACTATTAGTTATTAACCCAGTGTTCGCATTGGTGTGGCTATTAGTATGGATTGCTATTAAACTATGATGGGCATTGCATGGTTCGGTTCATGGTTGGTTATTATAGTTTTATTATGCTGGATAGAATGGAATGATTATGGGTAAAGGTAAGCATAATGAATGGCATAAGACGCTCATACACAATCAGTATGTAGATGACATTAGACCAACTAATAAGATGACAAGAAAAAGAATGAAAAATAAAACAAGTAAAGAGATAAAGATAATTTTGTCAGAAAGAAAATAAAATATTTTTCCATAGGTACCGCCCCGATTAAATGAAATTTTTTAGGGAATTTTCAGCACAAAGGAC